GTGTAGTTAATGCTTATGGAATTAAATATATAAATGAAAAAATGGAAAGATTGAATAGGGAGTACACTTATGTGCACAAAGTTAATGAAAATACGTTTGTCAATAAGATTGGTCCAAAGGATTTTACTTATGACGTTCAAGGTATGGGATTATGTGGTTCCGTTGTTTTTAATGTTGCCGGAGGCGTATTAGGTATGCATGTTGCAGGTGACCCCACCGCGAATACGGGAGTTGCCATTAAGTGGTGCGATATAGTAAGACAGCAAATCAAGACCATATTGGAGAGCGATAAAAATTTATTGCCATGGTCTATTTCTGACAAGAAAATGTCGGATGCTAGTGTAGTTAAATTAGATAGGAAAATGTATGGATCAGTGCCAACTGCAACAAATTTTGGTCCGTCACCGTTGTATGGCATTTATCCTGTCACTCGAGAACCTGCCCAGTTGCAAGTTTTTGGTCGATGTACCGTTAAAGATATAGCCAAGAAATCTTTTACTCCGGTAGCTTACGTTCCAGAGGATGAGATAGAGTTTGGTAGATTAGTCGTTCGAAGCATTCTTAGCCCTTTTGATGTTATTACAGAGAAAGAAATAGTTAAAGGAAATGAATTGCTTGCTGGTTTAAACAAGAAATCGTCAAATGGTTTTGATTGTGATAAGAACAAAGAAACTTATGTTGATTTTGAGTTAGGTGAATTAACACCTCGTTGTCGGCAGGAGATTGAAGAAATAGAACAATCTATTCGTGATGGAGAACCCAAATGGGATTCTTTTGTGTGGGTAGAATCTTTGAAAGATGAGTTGCGAAATGAAGAAAAGAATGGTGTTCCTCGTAGTTTTAGAGTTGGGACTATTCATCAACAAATTTTAATGAAGAAATATTTTGGTGAGTTGGTAGCTCATATTATTTCAACTAGAGATTTTAATCAAATTATGGTGGGCATGAATCCTTTTCAAGAGTGGCCCGATATGTATGATAAATTAAAGAAAGCTATAGGCGTTTTTGCAGGTGATGTTAAGAATTGGGATGGAAACATGGTTAGTCAAGTTCAGAGAGCAGCTACAGATGAAATTGTTGGAATGTTTAAGGGCGATAAGGACATGGCTAGATTTTTGTTAGAAACATTGGTTCATTCATTGGTAGCAATACAGGATGATTTTTATTTGACAACACATTCTATGCCTTCTGGTAGTTTTTTGACAGCGATTTTTAACAGTATTGTTAATAAATTTTATACTGCTATGTGGTTTTGTAGAGAGTGTAAGAAAAATGGAGTAACACCCACTGTTAAGACCTTTTGGGATATTGTCATCGATTATGTTTATGGTGATGATAAAGTTAATGGAGTAAATAAGTACCCCGAGTTTTTGAATGCGATTACATTAAAAAACTTTTTCCAAAGTGTGGGGATGAATTTAACAACAGCCAGCAAAGGTATAATAGTGGAGCCGTTTGAACATATGGATGATATTTCATTTTTAAAGAGGACATTTAGATATCACAATATTTTGAATAAGGTTGTTTGTCCCTTAGAATTGAGAACATTATATTCAGGGTTATCTTTTGTTGATGCGTCCAAGGATTTAGACGTGGTTATGGATGGTAAAGTTGGTTGCTTCCAAAGAGAAATTTATTTGCATCCTGACAGAGAGATGTTGTTGGACGATT